CAGATTGGCTCCGCACAGGTCAGCTTCGCACAGATTGGCTCTGTGCAGGTCGGCTCCGCACAGATTAAAATCTAATAACCTGTCCATCTCCCCACTTGCGATCAGGTTTATGGCCTCTTCCCGGTCAAACTCTTTCTTTTCCATGATGATTCTTCCTTTCTCCTCCGTTTTATCTTTTTGGTCACCCTACTCTCCCACTCCACCAGCTTGTCCTCCCGCCAACACGCTATTGCTACCAGCGCGATAGCAGCAAGGCCGAGGGCTGCCTCAATCCAGATCGACATTGGCACCTGCCTCCTCAAGTGCGGTGATCATGCAACCTCTGTATTCAACCTCTAACAATTCTTTTCTGCGCATCCGTACGAGGCTATCCATCAGATCGTCCCAATTAAATGTAATCCGCTCGGGCGCCCAACTTTTAAGCGTCCGCAGGCATTCAAATGCATCTGAGATCGCATCGCAGGTGTAGGATAGTGGGTAATCGCCGTTGGTGATTGTTACTTTATATTGTTTCATAGGCACCTCTTATCGCTTCTGCGCAAAGATCGCGCGTTCTTTGTTTCCACATAGCTTTGCGCGGCGTAGGTAGTATTCTTCAACTTTTGTTTGAGAGACGGGGATTTGGCGCGGCGGTAGCCGAGTGATCCGCTTATTACAATTTTCCGGCAGGCACCCGCGCGGCTTGCCTGTGTCAAGGATGTAATGGCAGATTTCTTCTCCTCCGCGTGATCCAGTTTCCGATCGGTAGTGTGCGCAGCCTTTGCAGGGCTTTGGCTTAGGCTTCGCTTTGCGTTTGGCTATCATCACTTTGTAATCCTTTCGTGTAATTGATATTGATGCAGAAGCATTTTACAGACGGGTATCGGTATCAGGTGCTTATCTTCCCACTCCACCAACATATCTTCATGCCAGCACGCCACGGCAAAAAGTGCAACCAAAAGCACGCCGCCAAATGCTTCGACAATTACAATGATATTCATGATGCAGTTGCCTCCATTTCACCGTTTTTTGTTTCTTGTAGGGATGCAAGCGCTTTACACACCTGTGCGGCCTGCTCAACCACTTTCTGCATGGTTTCAGCCATTTCTTTGAGCAATTGATCAGGCGTTTGTTGGATACCATGCTTGTAGTTGTAGAGTAGCTCTGGCCGGATATCGTAAGTCCATTTCTTTGCCTGCTTCACGGCGGTACCGATCGGCAACACGCCATCTTGCAAGCCCCAATAAACAAACGTGTTCGGCTTGCCGAGATACTTGGCGGCTACGTTCACGGATACAGTCTTTAAAGACAGTATGTATTCGTCAGTGTATTCGGGCATATTGTTCACCTCTTTGTTTACAACAAATCCAGATTGTGGTAAGATTGTACTAGAATCGGCGCTAAATCACACATTTCGCGCTTCTGAGAGCGTGGGATAAAAAACCATTTCGGCGGATTCAACAAAATGGTTGGATGGTTCTCCTTGCCCGCTCGCGCGGGTTAAAATAAAAATGAATTGGGAAAGAGTTGAGAGTATGCGCTTGTGTAAAAAATATGCTGCTATAGTTTCCCTTGCGCTGCTGTTCTGTGCATTGTCTCCTTTGATCGTCTTTGGGCATCCTGGCCGCACAGATTCACAGGGTGGACACTACGACCGACAAAACGGAGGATATCATTATCATCATGGCTATCCGGCGCACGACCATCCGGGCGGCGTGTGTCCATTTGAAGATGTAGAAGAAGAGGATGATTTTGATGTTCCTGCGCATGACGATGGAGATAATGACGGATATGATTATGCGTATGAGAATGAAACCACCATTCAAAAGCAAGTAATGAAAAGTGATAGTTCCGATAACTCAGACTTTATGCATTCTATTGGTATAATAGTTTTGCTTCTTTCTCCTTTTATCATAGGCGGCATCATTATCCACCTCAGACTGCGAAAGAAATACGCCCCAATAGAAATACGTTCTAGCCGGCAAAAAGAATACTGTAGATTGGACACTTTCGCCTTGCTTCTTCCCATGTTCGCTATTTTGGCTGCTATCGTCTTGATCCTTGTCCTTTTATATTTCAGTTGATCTATCTCCCCACGGCCCCCACCGTGGGGGATTTCTATGCAGATTTGTTTCTGACGAAGCGATGATAAGGAACACATAGCGCATCACAGATACGGATGTATTCTTCTGCTGATATTTTTCGCTTTCCGTTGAGGATAAGGTTTAGAGCATTTTCGGATATGCATGCTTTCTGAGACAGACTACGTTGAGAAATTTCATTTTCGCTAATGTAGTTACGAATCTCTTGACTTATGTTCATGATTTTCACCTCCAAATCAATTCATAATTGATTTCACTCTCATATTACACAATTTATAATTTAGTGTCAATAGATTTTGTAAATTTAAAATTGACTTTTTCAAATTCGTCAAGTATACTCACAGTGAAACGAGGTGCGTAACGATGGAAAATACAAATATCGACTATATACGTTTGGGCATGTTTTTGAAGCAATATAGAGAAAGCGCGGGGTATACCCAAAAAGAAATATCCTCCGTGCTGGAGGTTACCCCTCAGAGCGTTAGCATGTGGGAAAAGGGCAAAAATAAGATTGACATTGATACTTTGTATCAACTATGCAATCTGTATAAAACAGATTTTTCAGAATTGTTAAAATCCGTTTCAGAAACAAAAAGTGCCCCTGAACCGGTCGTAGCCGATTCAGAGGCGATTAGACGTATGCAATTATTAATCAATAGTTTTGAGGCCGCTGGGTACGTTCGCCCCGGCGAGGATCTCACTGACGAACAGCTCAGGTTCTGCATGGCTCTCGTGGATTTTCTCGATACTTATTTCGGGCGAAACACATAACGCCCGTGTTATTTTTTGAGGATGGCTTTTTTCTCCCAGATAACAAGCCAATTTTAAAAAATTTGCGCGGATATGTATTGCTTCTGCTGCTGGCCGCTCCCCACACGGGGAGCGTGGATTGAAATGAGATGTCGGGTCATGTTGTCGCATCGGTATCCTCCTCATATGTGAAATAGATCAATTCTTCCGGTCGAACATCAAGCGCTTCCGCCAATTTGCAGAGGGTTGATGTCTTGATGTTTACATTTTCTTCTTTTTCCAGTTCTTCAATGCGCATACGGCTTACGTCAGATCGCTTTTCTAGTTCTCTTGTGCTGTAACCTTTTAATTTTCTAATTTCTTTCAGCCTTAAATTCACAATATACACAACAACAGCCCCTTATGGCTATTATTGCATCAGTAGTTGTTGATATGTATAAAGTGTGAAGGATAATCACAGGTAAAATATTAACAGATAATTGGTCATAATTGGGCAAAATGCAGTTTGCCAAGCGCGTGAAATACTGCACAAAGATTCAAAATGTGTCTTGTGAAAAAGGGAGAAAAACCAAGAAATTAAAAAAACTTTTACTGGCAAGTGCAACATTTGACAATTTTTTTCGTTATATAGAGTAGAGGGCTCTTTTTTAATATTCTAAAATTGAAATATAAATTCACAAGGAGATGCGGCAATATGAAAAATCCTAACGGCTATGGCACCGTTTACAAGCTCTCCGGGCACCGCCGCAAGCCCTGGTGCGCTGTGGGTCCTGCAAAACGCGACGGCAGTCGCATGAAACGCGAAATAATCGGCTATTTTGAAACTCGCAAGGATGCCATGCTTGCCCTCTCCCAATGGCATATTGCGCCTCCGGCAGCAAAAGCGGATATGACGCTGCGGGATTTGCGCGAAGAATGGATGCTTGTGAAATATCAAAATCTCGATAAATCCACAAGGGATGGCTATAACGCCGCGTGGAAAAACTTGGTCTCTCTATATGACCGTCGTGTCGCGGATATCCGCACGGGCGAATTTCAGACCATTATTGACGGCCTCAGCGCATCTTACTCCAAACTACACCAAATCAAAGTGCTTTGCACCCAGTTGGAAAACTACGCGATGCAGAATGATGTCATCAACAAGAACTATGCCTCCTACATTGTGCTGCCGAAAAACGACACGCCACAAAAAGAGGCCTTTACGGATCTGGAGGTCAAGAAAATTGAAAAAGGCGCAGCGGATGGTGTCCCCTACGCCGACTTGATTTTGATCCTGTGTTACACCGGCTGGCGCATCACGGAATTTTTGGAACTGACACCTTTTTCCTATGATCCGGTTGAATGTACCTTGCGCGGCGGGCTGAAAACAGACGCCGGTCGAAACCGTATTGTGCCGATACATCCAAAAATCCAGCCGTATGTAGATCGTTGGCTTGCAAAGGGCGGCCCTACAATCTTCTGTCGAGAGAAAACTGTAGGAAAACAAGGCAACAAGCATATCGAACTTATCCCTTACACAGCAAACTATTTCCGCGACAGGTGCTACTACCCTGCTCTTGAACAACTCGGTGTGCGCAAACTCACCCCGCACGCTACGCGGCACACTTTTGTTAGCATGGAGCATCGCGCCGGGGCGGATAAACTGACGGTGAAGCGCATTGTAGGCCATGCCTCTGGCGATGTGACCGATAAAATTTATACGCATGTGGAAATCGACGAATTGAGAAAAGCGGTGGAAATGCTTGCCTAAACGTCAAGGCACTGTGTTAGCAACGTGTTAGCAACCGTAAAAAAAATAAGCATTTTTCACGTGATATTATGCGAATTAGCAATAATAAAATTGTAAAAGAAAAAGCCCTGAAACGACGTATCTACGTCATTTCAGGGCTATTTTCGTGGTGATCCATCGGAGATTCGAACTCCGGACACCTTGATTAAAAGGCATGACTTGTGGACGTAGGTACGTCGTTTTAAACGCAATTTGTTGGCAACGTGTTAGCAACCTTAGAAAACGGGAACTATTTAAGTTTTGGATTTTTGCAGGAACTTGAGTCGAAGAATACAAAGGCAAAATAACCGAATGGCGATATATTATTATAAAATATCATTGCAATTATCATTAAAATATTGTAATATGATGTAAAGGAGGTATTTGGAATAAGCACAGTAAAAATCTACAAAGTTACAATATGCAAAGCGTTTATGATGTATAAGCAAAGATGAGGCAATTAATCTTAAGACCGGAAAGAAGGAATTGTTGTGAAGCTTGAAAAACAAGCATACAATCTAGGCAGAGTGTATCGTATATTAGAGGACAACGATAATGCGCTTGCGCATAATGATGCTATCAGGGATCAAGCTCCAGCCAAACCAGTAGCGGCGCTTGGAAGCGCTTTTAGAATTTGCATGGCTAATCGCTCAATTCCTAAAAGTGTGGAAACTCTCATTATGAATTTATTGGATGATGTTGATGTAGATTACCCCTCTCCTGCATCAAATGAATTGCAAGGTTGTTGGTGGATTGGCTATCATGCATCCCCCAAAGCTGAGTTGGGTGACAAAGTATTATTTGCACGCAAGCAGGCGGATTTAACGCAAAAAGAATTATCAGAAAAAACCGGTTTATCCCAAAGCGAAATATCTATGATTGAAAGTGGTAAACTAACACCCTCGTCGGTAGCGATAAAAGCTATTTCTTCTGTTATTGATTTAAAATAGGAACAAGCGATAAAGCAAATATGTTAGCGCTATCCTTAACGCCTATCAAATTATTAAAAAGGAACTATCAAAATGTCTTTTATGGAACAATTTTGTAAATTTGATCCAGAAATTGCGACCGATGAGGAAATCGGAGAAGTTGTTACTGAGGCTATAAATTTTTATTACGATCAGTTGTTGTGCGACCTGGATTATCCTCCCGAGGATGTATCGTTCGTCATGAGCGCTGTAAACCTGTTGTATCGTAAATTAATGCACCGAGCAAAAAAAGAGGAAAAATATTTGTCAAGGTACTACGATCATAACATAGGATTTATAGTTCCTCCTCCGTCTGAAATTACAGAAAAAGATAACGAAAACTATTGACAGTACCCTTTTAAAAGATTATACTAATAAATGGAAATCGTCTCTTTTTTAAGGGATGCTTGCTGTCGGGGTTCGCTCCATTGAAATATTGGAAGTATTCAATGGAGCGCCCACTTCAGGTCAAAATCTAAAATTCTCAGTTTCATCCCCCTCGATAAACGAGGGGGATTATTTGATTTATGCTTCTTTTTTGTTATTTTGTTAATCGATTTCTTTCGGCTCGGTATAACTCATGGCCAGTTCGCTATCCGCCGTACCCTTGGTGGTGGGATCGGTGATGCAGGCCCACACAGAGCCAATGACAGACACTACAATCACAGGGTTGCTCACCGCGTTACGCAGGGCATCCCATAGTGCCGCCCAGGTCGTCATATCCTGCCACTGCGCGCCCAGACCAACGAGGATTGGGCTAATGATAGACAGAATGATCTGCGCCCAAAACGTGGGGTTCTTCAAGCGTACTTTCCAGTTAATGTTTTTCAGCATATGTAATTCCTCCAAAATTATTCTACCGGCTCATACGTCCGGCCAAAGATTTCCGGTTTGCAGGGATACAGTTCCCCTGCTACGCCCTGGATTATATAATCGCCGGGAGAGGCAAAGTGATCGCCCTCCAAGGTGTGGATTAACAAGTAAGCTTCGTCACCGTTGAAAACAACTTCGAATTTTTTATCTCCCAATGCAGCTTTTAGCCAGTCGGGATACGTCCCAACAGAAGCCGCCGAGTTCCAAGGCCATGCATTCACCACAACAGGCTTTTTACGGTACTTCATAATCGACCTCCAATGTTTATTCGACGATTTTCCAATCTTCAGCCAGCATGTCAGCTTGAGATGCAAGCCACCCCATTTGCACACCACTTGTTCCGACAAAGGCAATCGCTTTATTTCCGATTGCTTCATGCTCACAGTTCACAATTTCGCCGATTGTAGTCTTGTACGAAATTCCGGTAGCAAGCTGGATGTACTGATTCTTGCCATTCCAGCCTTTGCGAGCTGCTTTTTCGCCTTTTTTAATTGCATCAATCGCTTTTCCAAAATCCATAATATGTTCCCTCCAATTGTTGATTTCTGCCCTCCGCCACTCGACGGAGGGCTTTATAATTAGACCCACAGCCCCGGTATGTACGTTGACAATGCCAACAATCCCAGGGCGATTGCATTGACAAGCGCCGCAACGCTTACCCATATACGCATCGTTTTCACCTCACAATCACGGATGCGATCAGACTGATTAACGCCGCCACACCTGCGGAGATCCCTGCCGACAGCAGCTTATCCCACCACATGGACGGGCGGTGTTCAAGCGCACAGAGGCGGCTGTCATGATCCTCCACCGCCTTTTGATTGGCCTCCACCAGCTCGCCCATTTTGATCGTCAGCTCTTCAATTTTTTGCAAGCGGATTTTGCAATCGTCAATGTCGCGCAGGTCGCGTGCAAAACGCTCATCCATTACCTTGCACTTTGCCTCGCAAACCGCCTTATCTACCGGCTCCATTGCTCCACCATCCTTACACGCGCGTCAGGGAGGATACCGCCACCCAGGAGGTGATCTCCTTGAGCAGCGCCTCCTGTACGCCTTTGTTCGTCTGGATTTTGCTGACCGTATGTTTTTTTGGGGCCAGCTGAGCGGCAGGCACCTTATTGCCCCGCGCGGAGGTCAAGCCGCCGTATACCGCTCCCTTGTTGATCGTGACTGTGCAGCCAACCTCCACGGGCTTGGCCGCTGTGGGTGCACCAACTGCCGCCGCATCGACCCAGCCATACACGCCCTTGCCGTCCTCGCTGATACAGTGGAAGGGATGCTTTGCGCCCGGTGCGGTTGCCGTTACTTTGCATTTGCTTGCGCCGCGCGTACTGGTTGCTACCGTTGCCGTGGATGAGGCATACACCTTCCCACCCGCAAAGTGGACGATATCGCCTTTTTCGATTTTGCCGCCCGTGGAGGGCTTTGTGGGGGAGGGGTTTACCAGCGCTTCATATTCTTTTTTTATGGCGGAAATAAAATCATTCCATCCGTTTTTCCGGGCGCGGATGATATGGGGGCAGTTCTTACCATTCCAATCATGATGCTGCTTGATGTTAGATGTAGGAATACCGTACTTTTTCATCAGGTAGGCCGCAAGCTGCTGCGCATTCTTTTCGGCGGTTGTTCGGTTGCTTTCCGGGTTCTCGCAGATTTCAATTGCAATAGACTGCCGATTCCCTGTGCCACTTCCACCATCACCCGCATGCCATGCGTTTTCGGTTAAGGGTAAGAGTTGATAGATGTTTTTATCATCGACTACAAAATGATATCCAACCTCATTCACGCCGCGCCCCGCATAGATCGCGTGATTTTTTGCCCCGGATCCTTTGCTGGCGTTGCCCGTATCGTGGATTGTGATGTACTTTGGCGACATCGGATGCGCCGGTCGGTTTTTGTTTCCCTTTGGGATGTACTGCTCTGTAATTTTTAGCATGTTGATCGCTCCTTGTTGATAATATAATTGATAAGACCACGCCCAAAATTGACGTGACCAATATCGCTAATATGATTGCAACCCCGATATAGATATGGGCCGCTGCTGCTTGGCTGTAGATCATGTAACCGCCTCCCAATAGCGCGGGGCTGTGCCCGGGATCATCATACTGCTGGATGCAGACCGCAGGCACCGATAGGTATTGCCGTTGTAGCTGTAGTACAGCCCCTCGGTCACCGACATCAGATGCCGGTATGGGATCGGGTTATTACGGTGCCCCTCTGCCCATTCGAGTGCGGCAATCGCGTCGAAGATCGCCATTGCGGCGGCATCAACTTCCTCCTGTCGGTCAGCTGTGGGCTTCGCATTGAGCAGCGCTTGTGCTGCGGCAACAGCGGTATCGACGCCGGAGAAGTCCTTGTAATCAGAGGGTGTATATTGCGCCACCATGCCGATGGCCATCTCCAGCATCTCAGTATCCGCATATTGTATCTCCTCACGCGCCAGCCACCGCAAGGCAGCGGGGGCTTTTTCAATTAGGTGTTTTCAGAATTAAAAGCGGCCAAAGAAAGGCGCTTTTGGGCGGTTTTAAAGTATGATGGATCTAACTCAATACCGATGTAATTTCGGCCAGTGTTAAGACAAGCCACGCAGGTGCTACCACTGCCCATAAACGGGTCAAGCACAAGAGCACCCTCCGGGACGATTTGCAACAGATCAGAAAGCAGGGAAACGGGCTTTTCTGTTTGGTGCACTCTGCTTTGAGATGGCACATTTGTATAGCTGAAAACACCAGGTAGACAGCCCACACCTCGATCAACCGGGAGAGGGCCGTTACTCCCCCAAACGATGTATTCGCACTGATTGCGGAAGCGACCTTTTTGTGGTCTGCTGCTCTTTTTGTCCCAAATAGCCACGCCACGCCACACCCATCCGGCGGCTTGTATGGCATCTGTCAATGCAGGCATGTTTCTCCAATCCACAAAACTGGCGATGATGGCGCTGGGCTTTGCTTTTTCTCTGGCGGTGGCGCATACCATGCGCATAAATTCAGTAAAGCTCCGCTGGTCCATGTTGTCCCCACTAAAATTGGGAAGTCTGGCGGCACCGTTGAAGTCATCGTCCGTGTATTTCTGCACGGTTGGCCTCTTTCGATCTCCAGCAAATAGTCCGCCAGATGAATAGGGAGGGTCCATTAAAACCATATCAACGCATCCATCTGGCAGCTTTTTCATGCCCTCAAGACAGTCCAGGTTAAAAATAGAATTAAGGGGGGTTAGGTAGTTGTCCAAGTAATTCAGTCCTTTCTAAAGAATCGCTCCACCCAGTCATCAGCGTTGAGGGGCAGGTCTGGGGCCCAGGAGATGGGCTGGCGCATGATAGAGCAGACACGCGCTTGGGGATTAGCTGGATATCATCAAACAGGATGGTACTCATGCTGCGCCCCACATCGCCGGATCGCTGCCCGGTGCCCACACGCAGGGAGCCATATCCGACTTGCATAGCCACAGTTGATCCGCATAGCTGTAATACAGCCCGGCCTTGCAATCCATCCCATACACCCAAGGGATGGGGTCAGCCGTTGTCCCAGCGTGTGCCGGTACAATCGGGCGGTAGACGGCCAGCATCCCCTCCGCATCTGGCGGGCGATTATCGGTGGGCGTGTTAAGCACCCGGTACAGCTGGCCGTTGTAATTGACAATCATATCCCGCTTGCAGGACTGCCAATCCCAGGCGGGGTACAGCAACGGAGCTTGTGATGCAACATCATCCGGCAGGGTTTGTGCAGCGGCACGGAGCAAGATCTCCCGCTGCTCTGCAAGCGCTTGGTTATATGCGCGCAGCTGCTTACACAGGCTCACAATTTCCTGTATCCTTTCCGCGTTCATTTTCGCTCATCCCTCCAAAATATATAGGTGTAGCGTTTTAAACAAATCCTGATATAGGCTTACAAATACATCGACGACCCCGGGGGCTTCGGCATACACTTTATTAAGGTCTACCATTACACAATATCCATCAGCCGCCGTGTATCCATACAACTGCCCTAAATACATGTTGATAGGTAGCTGCCCGCCGATCGAAAACATACCGGGAATCTTAATACACGCGGTCGCATCACCTTCACCAACGGAATATCCCCCCAAGATACGAGAAAACGTATCGCAATCCATGTCCAGTAATGCGTACATGATTTTTAGCTCTTCATCTAACGTCCACGCCAGCGGGACATCCTGTGTAGTAAAGGAGGAAGAACTCCCGGAGCCCCCGCCGCTTCCGTTTTGGCCTTTTAAATTAGGGGTAGTAATGGAGCCGTTTTTATCGGTGATGGTAAGTTTATATTCTGTGGATGTATTGCTTGCAACCGTGATTGTCGGGCTAATACCGTCCGCACCATCAACTCCGGGATCACCTTTAGGGCCCGTCTCTCCTTGTTCTCCCTTTAGCCCTACCGGGCCCTGTGCGCCGTCTGCTCCATCCTGACCAGCGGGGCCTGTGTCGCCTTTCGGGCCCTGCGGCCCAGTCTCGCCCGAATCGCCCTTAGGTCCTTGGATACCTTGCTCTCCCCTTGGCCCGGCAGGGCCAATTAATCCTTGTGGGCCCGGTTCTCCCTTTTCCCCTTTGATACTGCCGATATTTTTCCATATGTTTGTCTCTGTGTCCCATAGATAAATCACATTTGACGCCTGTGTTCCTACGGCCCATGCATCGCCCGCCGCGCCGGTTGGATGGTCAGATTGCAGAGCTGCAAGATTGGCATATAAGCCGAGCACTGTAAAGCTCGTACCATTCTTTCCAGCAGGGCCTTGCGGGCCAACGTCCCCTTTGGGTCCTTGAATACCTTGTTCGCCTCTTGGCCCTTGAGGGCCAGGATCGCCCCTTGGCCCCTGCGGACCGATTGCGCCAACGTCACCCTTATCCCCTTTATCACCCTTTAACCCCGGAACTCCTTGGTCACCCTTAGGGCCAATAGGGCCGATGTCTCCTTTGGGGCCTTGAGAGCCGGGCAATCCCTGCGGGCCGCGTTCGCCTGCTGGCCCCGCCGGTCCGGTTTCTCCCTGCGGGCCAGCAGGGCCTCTGGGGCCAACTGATCCGGTTTCCCCTTTTTCACCTTTGAATTCCCCAGTTGCAATACTGTCTTTTAACTCCTGCAAGGCAGTATCCGCAGAAGAAGCGAATTCCTGTGCTTTTCCCGCGCTGGTTGCCGCCGCGTCTTTTGCCTCTTCCGCGCTTTGGGCATAACCTGCAATCTCAGCTTTGTCGGCCATAGCAATTTGCAGTGCAGTAAATTCATTGGTGGATTCTATTTCGGAATCGGAACAGATTGCCTCCTCTACCTCAATTAAAAAGCGTGGTGTGCCGAGTGTCTCACCGCTTGGCCCGCAGAGGGTAATCATACACTCTACGCCGCCTGCTGCCGCGATGCTCTGCGACGTCACCTGATATTCCACGCCATGCTCTGTTACAACGCAATCATTAAAAATGATGCTTCCATCTGGTTTCCTTGCGCGAAACGTCGCAGAGGTAACACCTTCTATATCGTAAGGAAATGCGCCTGAAAAAAGTTGGATAGCAATGCGTTGCGATTTTATGTCGCCCTGCCTCATGTGCAAATTTTTTTGTATACCATCCTTTTTGATATCCAACGTAAATTGATGCCTTATTTCCTGCAAATTGATCACCTCTCTATCTATTTCTGAGCATAACAAAAGTGGAGGAATTTCTCCCCCCACTTTTCCGGTAAAACGGTTTTCAGTTATCAATCCAATTTCTGAAATCTTTCATCGTGTAGAGTTTTCCAACCGGAGTGCGCAGTTCCATCAGTTGTTGCCGGATTTCCCGCATGCCCGCCGCATCTCTGGCCTCATAGCATTTTATGTACTGATTTTTGTATGCGCGGGTAATAGCAGATTTCACATTGCCCTTCTGCGCTCTCATCTCATCGCGCGATTTACATGCCTCCATCATAAGATCAATCCGTTCCTGAGCGGCTTGTGCGCCCTCCTCTTCCAGCGTGGAAGCAATCTCCGGAGCAGCGCCATTTGTCGCCGCCCGGTGGGCAATCGATTCCCCAATGGACGTGCCCTCCTCCTGGCTTTCGTCATTGGCATCCTGCTGCCAACCCTCCAGTTCGTATTCCGATACGGCGGCTTTTGCGGCGGATCCCGCGAATTCGAAAGCGTCTTTGACCGCCTTCACCTTCTGCGCATCGCTCATGCTCTCGTATTCCTCAGAGCTCATGATCTCGCTGATGGTGCTGTAAGCCGTCTGTCCGCGTATTTCGGAAAATTGGGTGTATTCGTCACCGGTGAAATTGATTTTCTCGCCGTCCACGGTGATAAACTTTGCCGCATACCCCGGTAGCACGCCGCTCTCTCCCGTCGCTTCATAGAGCCGCAGGAGCTCCTGCTCCATGTCGGATGTTCTGATCTCGGAGAACCATCCGGGCGAGAGGAAGTTTTCAAAAGCCCCTACCACAATGTTCTGCGTTTTATCCTCACGACCCCATTCGTCAATGTATGGTTGGTTCAGGTAGGACAGGCCGGGGATTTTGTTGAAGAGCTTTTGGTAGGTGCGTTGCATAGATTCTGGAATCCAACTATTTTTGTCGATGTATGTCCGTCTACGGGTGGGATCTACAGTACGCGCGATATGACCGGACAATGCAGGAATCGCTTGCATAAAGTAACTGGTTATAACTTCTTGAATCATAGCGGTCAATTTGTTGTCCGCAAAAGATACCGCATTGATCGTGTTGTTCAAACTTTCCAACATGGAGAGATTGAACATTGGCTCCATGATATTAGCAATAGCATCGATGACTGCACGGATTGGGGCATCTTCGTACTCCCCCTGAAGAGCAGCCATTAATTCCACGCCGATAAAGAAAGGGATTGCGGACGGGGCCATCCAGTCAATAGTGTAGGTGAAATCGCCGATACGAAGCGCGTACTCTTGCCGCCCTTGTAGTTTGGCAAATTTGTCCTCTTTGTCATCTCCGAAGCCCCCGGAAACCCAGCCTAAACCGCAAAGCAACGCTCCAAGAGCTGTAAGCCCTGTTCCAGTCAATCCGGATGCCAACCCATCAATATATTGGGATGCTGTAATTTCTCCCCGCTTGAGTTGCATACTTCCGCGGCTTAGAGTGTATAAAAGGCCAGCCGGGCTATACTCCACGCCGCGCTTTAAAACGTTGACCGGTGTTTTCTTGAAAGGCAAAATGCCTTCCACGATCACATTCAAAGCTTTGTTGGTATTGGAAGCCCTCTGGATTGCGGATGCCACGGGCGAAGCGTCTCGGAAGGTCGCTCTTTGTGCCTCCTGAATGGCATAATTTCTCGCTCGCTCCAACTGCCCCTCCGTCATTTTGGAGAGGTCTGTCTTATTAGCCTGTAAATATTGGGCCAGCGCACTTTCATAATGGGCTTTTAAAAACCATCCATCCTCTATCTCCATGAACTCAAAGTTTTTCTTCCGAAGCGTTTCCAGCCACCTTGTTTTAAAAATTGTCCGCTGATCACGGATAACATCTGTAGGATTCATTTTTCCGCCGGATTTGATGACATCCTGCATCTGATCAAAATCTTGTTTCGCAAACTCTTTGTATTCTTGCTTTACAGTAACAGCCTTTGTCCGCTCTCCGCTCTTGATCGAAGCAGCCTCAATCCCTGCACCGATCGCATCTTTCAAGCGCACTACCGGCGCAAACACCGCGTTCCCAAGGATATTTCTGATATGTGTCTTTGTGTTCCCAAGCATCGAAAGGTAGCGCCATGCATTCCATTTGTCAATCCATGTCGGCGGCAACTGATCGGCAACATCCTTGTAGATTTCCATTGCAGCTGCGTCCACTTCTTCGGGCGTCTTCGCGTTTACCAGATCTTCCGCAAGCTTCTCGTTGATCTTCACTTCGGTAAAAGCTTTCCCTTTGAACCGCCTAATCAGGTCTTTGTTGAGCGTGTCCGCCGTGCGCTGCACATAGACGAGCTGCCCGATTCCCGTCATCTTTTTCAGCATGGAGAGCGCCTGTACGTTCTGGCCCGCTCGCGTACCAAGCTCGGAGATCTCCGCCGTCAGGCGCACGACCTCTGATTTATCCCCGTTCTCGGCAGCGAGGCGCAGCAGGTATTCTCCCAGGGCGATATCGCTCTTTTGAGGCATACTGTCGCCGTCAACAATGGCATTCCACCGTCGCCAAGCCTTATCCACCCCGGATTTTAAAAGCTTCTTCGCCGTGTCCTGCGCCTGCTTGTCTGATATTGGGGTGTAGGACATGGCCTCTTTTACAATTTCCCCTTTCAAATCCTCCGCCATTTCGTCCGTAACAGCGTTTGATTCCATCACTGATCTGACAAACCGCCTTACCTTTTTTTCGTCGGAAGTCTTTTTAGGTACTTTGATTTCGCGGAAAGGCTTATACCCTGGTTTGATTGATCCCCATTTGGAAAGCAGCTCCGCGTATTCCGGCGTGTTTTCAGTGGGTTCTCTAAAACTGTATTTGGTAATTTTGTTTACAATATCTTCTCCTGTCACACCATTGTCCGGATCTGGGTCACCTTCATGGATGATGTCTTGATCCCATACAATTGCCCCATCTCTTGTTTTAATGCCCTGAAGGCCTTCCCAAAAATCACATTCTTCAAAAAACCATCGGACAAGTTCGGGGTTGTCCCAGGCTTCTGCGGATTCAACGATATCAGCAGGATCAAAATTTTCGGCTATCTCTGTTCCTGAAAATTGTTCCCAATAACTATCGTTATGTATCATACTGAAAGGCGACGCAAGAGACTTTTCCCATGCTTCTGCTATTTGGGATTTCAAATCTTCAACATCGACTAAATCCGTCAGAAATACGCCAAAAAGGTGATTCCCATATTGTTCTATGCGATAGGGATCATCTGAGAACATAGCATGTCCCCAATTGCTCATGGGATTGTCTGAGGGATATCTGCGATACGACAGATCATCCATATACACCCCTGCTTCTCCCATACTTCTTTTTAGAGAGTATTTAGTTCTTTCGGGCGTATCGTTATATTCCGATGATCCTTTCTCGATTTTTTTTAGTTCAGGTGACGTTCTTTTAGGTGATAATCCAGTGATGTTTGAAACGCTTCGCTGCCCCCCGTAAACTCCTTTTTCCCCTCCTCCGGGTTCTGTTCCAATTCTTCGTATAGACGGATCACTTCGCACATGAGGTTTGATTTCTGATTTTTCAGATGAGGCGGGAGGAACAGCCCCTCGCTGTCCTCTCCGAACATTTCCGTGAGCATGATCTCGCACACCTGTTTCTTCGTCATGCATGTCAGCTCCTTTGCTTTGATTATATCGTTCTTCTCCGTCATCCTCAACAGTGCTGTTGATCTCTGCCAAATTTTTTACATACCGGTTAGCTTCTTCAAACCAATACTGCGAGCGTATACTGTTACTGGTAGAGGCCTCACTGTTGACATTTTCATCCGTGCGTGCTATTCTACCAATAGAGCCATAGTTGGTTATGGATAACGGCAATTGGAGCCTATTCTGAAGTAACCAGCGATTGGCTCTCTTTTTATCTGGCTCCACATACAGAATGCGGCTTCGATCAATCAGACTTTGCGCATTATCCTTTCCATATGCGCTTACAAGCTTCATGGAATCCATTTTAAATCCCTTCCCGCTCGTAGGATAAAGCTCAATAATAGCGAGTACGAGCTTTCCGTTTTCCCCATAGACCTCTCCGAACATGGTAAGGCGGCTATCCTTTTGCAGCGACTGCATAATTAGCATTGGATGCTCAAGAACATATGGTACCTGCTTGATCACTCGGTCTGTCATTTCAGGATGCTTTTCTTTGATTTTTATGATCTTTGAACTATCCCATTCAATGTTGGTATCCTTTACCCCAATGCTTTTCAACGCCTCTGAGGTTGTGCCAACGTTAAAATGCATCCTGTGGTTTTTCTTATCCCACTGATCATATTGACGCTCAAAATTCGGATTCAGGGCATATTTTGCTTCCTGCCTTTCAATACGCTCCGCAGGAACCTCTTCCCCGCTCTCCGTTATGACGGATTTCTGGTTTTCTCCTCCGGTTTCCACCTGCTTCTGAGTCTGTCGCAGTAAAGCGGTAGGCTTTTCCCCTGTATTGGACTGAATATAGGAAATATGGTCAGCGGCGCGGTAAGCATTGTCATTCAATTGCCTTTGCCACGCACCAGCACTGGGTGCCCAGCGGAAACCGTTTGCTTTCATTTCGGCGCGGGTGGCCTCGTCTGGTTTATTATCAAAAAAAATTTGCAGGCGGTTGACTTCCTTATTCGCCTCCACGCGCCCGCCGCTAAACTCCCATCCGGCGTAGTCCCGCTGTTCATGCCGTTTTAAAGTTTCTATTCTTTCCTTCGTCCGTCGAATCTCTGCATTGTTGTTTGAGAGCGCAAAGCTTTGAAATGGTTTGCTTTTATCCAGATGCCACGACTGCGCCATATCACTCTGTAATTTTCTAATCTGGTCTGGTGGCAAAAGCGTACACCCGTCCAGCGTACCATTCTTGCGGTAATAGGCGTTTACCGCTTTCATGGTTTCCTGTGACTTTTCCAAACCTTCAAGTTTGCTTTGCAATTTCTGGACGGCTTGCGGGTCATCTGCGCTGATTCCGCCCGTGCCTGTACTGCGGATTTTTTCAAGCAATCCTTGTATATTCTGAAATTCCTCCATGTTCCTGTCTGCTGCTGCGTTCTGTTTTTCTTTCTGGCGCACAGGGAAATTAGCAGGGCCGGCGATCATAGCAGAAGGAACGCGGGCATGAATGGCATATCGGGAGTTCATATTCTCCGCTAGTTTCCTAGCATAAGAGTCGAGAATACTGTCAATTTTCTCATGATATATGGGATCAACGCGCTGCTTTTGCTGTTCTGCAATTTTCAACGCCTTGTTTACATATGCCTGATACTCCGCTGTGGCACTACCCTGCTGATAATCATCAAAGCTATTCATCTGCTTTGCACGGCGGGCATCTTCCTCGTTGATGATGTAATAGATTGATTTTGGGGATTTCCGATTCTCTTGATGATTGATTTTCTCTTGGGCAGAGTTTCGGATTTGCTCCGCTTCCACTTCTTCCTCATTTTCCATTTTTACGGAAGTTTTATTTTCTCCTCCGGTTTCCACCTCCGCAAACTCTTCCGCCTGCGCACGGCTTTGCGCCGTCTCCTGGGAGGGCTTGCGCTTTTTATTTGTCCTCTTCTCCACCGCGTCGTAATTTTTCCGCGCCTGATCCGCCGCCTCAAAAAACATCTGCCGCAGCGCCGCCATTTGCTCCAGATCCATCCCTTCCGCAAACACATTCGCCATGGTGGGGAGGCTGTGCTCATGCAAATACGCGGTGATTTTTTCAATCAGACGGTCAAATAGATCAACAATTGTCTGGAGGATATTCTTCTGCTGCGTGGCGGTCTTTCCGGAATCCTCTTTCAGCCAATTCAAAAAGTCCTGCGTACCGGCTTCGTCCGCAAACAGGGCGCTCATGGCGTCGTTCGTCAGTTCTCCCATTGCTTCCCCGGCGCTCTCTTCGCCAAGCTGCCCTTCGTACCGGTTCCGGTAATCCTCCACCATCGCGGCAAGTGTCTCAAAATTGCACACTTTGGCATACCAGCCGAGCATCGCTTCCTGAACGTCCAGCATTCCTTCCAAGTTATATTCCCGCACATATTCCGCCGTTTCGTGCACCAGCGTTGCAATCTGGTTGTCCGCGCTTTGGGAGAGGAGGATACGGGAAAGCCCGGCGTCAAATGCCCCGTTCGCATCTTTCTGAATCTGATTTCTCAGTTCTATGGTCATGCCCGTCTTTGCTGCTGTGCCCATATACAGCAGCTGCATCGCCTCATCCAGTTTTTCACCCGTTTTGTTGACGAATCGCCCGCTTCCGCGTGCCACAGGCTGCCGTTCCTGCTTTGCCTTAGCCTCTGCTGCGGCGCGATTCTCCCCGGCAAGGTAGAGGAAGGAGAGCATGGCTTTCCGCTCCCTGGGAATGCCCGCTACCCTCTGCATAGCTTTTACAAGGCTTGTTTTGCCCTGGTATCCCGCCTCATAGAGCACATTGAATGCGCGGGTATAGTTTTCAGGGCTGATGGATCCGTTGTAATTATTCACAAAAGCTCTGGCTTTCGCCGTCGGAAATTGCTTTGCCATGCTGTAAAGTATCTGATCTTCATTTTTATCAAATTGCAAATCACCCAACTTAGCGGTTCTTCCGTTGGAAAGCAGTACCTCCATGTCCCCGTCTGTGTTAGCAACATCCATTACAGCTACCTGCTCACCGGTATTACTCAGCTTGGCAAGATGCGTTGTAGCATAGCGTATTTCTATATCTTCTCCTGAACCCGCTTCCGATGTGTCGTGCTGACCTGATTCTCCGCGCCATGCCGTTCCATCCCGCTTGAAATATTCCCCAGTCGTGCGGTTTGATTCGCTTCTCGTTTGGGTTTCATGTGCTGAGGTGGCCACACGCGGCGCCGCTTGTCCCTCAATGGCGGTGCTTTGCACAGCCGTCTCCGAAGTCTCATTGTTCTGCTGCTCTTGTGCCCGCTCTCCGTCCACCTTTTGCGCGGCAAGTGCGCGGGTTCGCTCATCGGCCATTTTTGAGAGAACAATTGCGCCGTGCGGATCTTCATTGCTCGAAAACTTGCGGTAAGCATCTCGTACTTCCTGCTCGCTCGATGCGCCCTGGATTGCCTCTGAGGCCGCCTTGTCATATTGCGCTACAAACCGCCCAGCCGCCTTATTGCTGATCTTGTCCCTATTGACCATCTTAATTGCCGCCTGTCCGATTGGGCTGCTAGGATCAAATTGTAAGGCGTTTCGCAGTTGGGCGCCGTATTGACCGGACTGTAAGGCTTCGCTACCGATTTGGCGCACTTGGTGGTTATATCCTGCATAATTGGTGACGGAGCCTCCTGCACCAAAACCTATGCCGGATAATGCGCCGCCGAGCCCCGCTTCCGCAACCTGCCTTACTGCATCCCAAATTACCTGTCCTGTCGCTTCCGCCTTAGACATGCCCTGATTGATGTAAGATGTACGTTTCGAAGCTATACTGGATTTGTCTCCGTTGAGTAGAGTGTCAAATGTGAGGTTCGCAATCTCGGTTGCCGCCTCTTCCGAGCCTTCTACTCCCATCTGTTTGAGAACGTTTTTTCCCACCGCCTTTAATGTGCTGTTCATTTCCGGCTGCATGGCCTTTAAATTGCCAAGGCTCCAATCTTCAAATAGCCCTTCAAAAATGCCCGCTGCTGCTGCGGTAAGCAATGTTTTACCCGCCGAAACGCCCCGCTCAGAGACATCGATCAAACTGCTATTTGCAGCGTTAATGCCCTGTATGACACTTCCTATATGGCTAAAACCGCCAAGCGCGTTTGCGGTCAGCGAATCCGCCATAGACATTCCTGTACCATATAGCAGATTCGCCGCCCAGGCTGCCCCATCGCCGTATTTTTCCCGCGTTTTTTCAATGATATCCGTTGATGCTTTTTCTCGAACTGCATTCGTCGTGTAGGTTCCAAAAAACTCCGGGGCATTCGTATCAACGCCGAGATCTGTTCCGTATGCCGCATCATATACGGCATCCTTCATGGCTTTCGGAAAGCTATTTTGTGCCGTTAGAAGATTCAGGCCCACAGAGGCGGCGCTCATTAAAGCCGGATGATCCGCCGTCTTTTCTGTCAACGTCTTTTTAATATCTTCCGCCGCTTCTCCATTCTTGACGCGCTCATAATAGCGTATCAACTCGGTCACATCGTATCCTTTTTTGTTAAGGTCGGCATAAAGCTTGTTATATTCCTGCTGGATGTCGGTATTATACGGGTTTTGTGTTTGGAGTAATGGGTTTCCACCCTGTGGATTGGTTTGATTGTATATTGAAAAGGTTTGCAATTGGTTTTTGAGAGAATAGAGACGATCCAAACTGCTTTTATCTTCTTGGCTAAGTGCTTCGTAAGGGGATTTTTTATTTCCGGCGTCTTTCATCATTTTAAGCGCCCGCTCGCGGATTTCTCTCTGGTAATCCAGTGCATGATTTTGCATGCCAAGTTGCCGAGCATCATCAAAGCTGAGATTATTCTTCTGTAGCTCCGTCATAAGTGGCATACTGGCAGTTTGTGTGCCAGTATACTGTTTTTCCGTTGAAGGCGTTGCGTTCATGCCGCTGCGTTCCGTTCGCACGCGCTGTGCGCCGATATCGCGCGCCTCCTCAAACGTTATTTCATCCTCGTCTTCATCCTTACGGTTTAATATTAGGTTTTCACGCGGATCAAAGTAGTTTTTTATCTTTTTGAGGCTCATTGCTCTTTCTCCTTTATTTCAGTGGGGACATAAGCCCACTTTGGAAGTTGAGTTTTTTGTAGTAACGAACGCCGTTCTTTTCTGTATATGTAATTTTTCCCTGCGACAGTAACCGCTTCAATTCTACATCGCCGATTGGCCCGTACCCAAGCGCCAAAATACTGTTCTGGTCGTTCTTTATGGCCGTGCTGGATGGGGAAGATGCGGCGCTTTTTTTAGTCCCGGAATTTCCGCCTCCACCGGAAAGCGATTTGTATTCGCTGTAACATCCGTACTGGCGGGAAAGAGACTCGGCGCTTGCCGCATCAAGCCCAAATCCTGCAATCACCTTCGCAAGCTCTGCCGGCTCATATCCCATATCCTGCTCATAATAATCAAGCCTGTCCTCATATTTCGATAAATCAACCGACTTACTACCCCCTGAACTGCTGCTTCGAGCTGCTGCCGCTTTCTGCGCATTGAGCTGCGCGTAAGAAAGTGCGAGGCTTTTTGCGTCCTGCTCCTTTTGGTAGGCGAATTGCTTTTCCCACTGTTGCCGCGCTAGGTCGTCCTGTGCCTTTTGATAAGCCATCTGTTCCAGCCAGTTTGCCTGCTGCTGCTCATCGTTTTGTTTGCCATAGTAGTAAGAACGATCCTGCTGCCAGGCCGAAAGATCGTTGACGTATCTGTTGTATTCATCCGCTGACATGTCGTGATATTTGTTGTAGTAATAATTAAGGTCGGTGTAGTAGTCAGAAACCGTGTCGCGGTATTTGCCGTATTCGGATTCTTCCAGTCCCTGCAAAACGCCAAGTTGCTGGTACATGTCGTTCCCTTCATCCCTGTACCGGTTGTAGGCCGCGTTATAGAGCTCCGGAATCACATTGTTGATCTGCCCAAGATATGCCTGATAGGCTTGGTTCCCTGCTGTGGAGGCATAAGAATTCCCGTATCCCCCCGTGAGCGCTGCGGCGTTCGCCATTGTGTCCATCATAGCCATCTGGCCCTGTTGGGTATACTGATCCTTGTACTGCTGATATAGCGGGTCGGCATTCATGTCGTAAGAAAATTTTTCTCGGTTCGTGACTTTGTTTAGAAGGTCTTGAATCTGCTGTGCATAACTGCTCTGGTATTCACCTGGTTTTCCTTGTTCTTTTTGCGCTAGGCTTGCAGCCGCTTGCTTAAGCGCATCTGATTGCGTATAGGTCGGCTTACTGGATTCCAACTGCGCCACCTTTTTTTGCGTTGCAGTTTGCGTCGCCTTCGGCGCAGATGGTGCCTTGGGGGCTGTGGCGGCGGTTGTTTTAGGCGTTGCTGTCGTCTTTTTTGTGCTGCCGGAAGAGCCGGGAATTGTAAGGGTATTCCCGGCATAGATCAGGTTCGGATTTTTAATATTGTTGGCCTTTGCCAGGGCGGATACTGTGGTTCCATAACGTGAAGCGATGCCGCTGAGCGTATCGCCTTTTTTGACTTTATAAGTAGTGGCCATTTGTATTTCCTCCTTTTATGGGTTGGGCTATGTGCTCGGCTTATAAATATACCAACCTGTCCAACGGATCGGATCCCAGTTGTAGTAGGATCGTATAGCAAATTTTTGTGCATTATAGCTTATTGCAATCTGAGATATCATCGGGTCGCTTCCTAAACTGTAAGGCACAACAGCAATAAAGGCTGCTTCCTGAAACGGTAGATTAGAAATTCCTTGTGCTGTATCATTCGATCCGATTGCATAAAATCCAGGCATCCGCGTTTTATTTAAGTCAGTTCCAGTTCCAAGTATGGTTGGCTGCGCAATGTTCCAATTGGCTATCCCGTTGATGTAGATCGGCCACGCACTTTCTACGGCGTTATCCCGCTCGGAGGCCTTGCCAAACGCAACCCCTTTGCCGCCTTTTTTGAAATGCATGGTATAGGCAGCCGTAGGGATGGATGATCGCCAAATTGCTCCTGTAAAGTAATCTCCAATGGAAATTTCAACATCGTAGGAATATTCCGTCGATAAACCAGAAACAATCACATAGCTTCCGCTGGATATGTTCGTGTATCCTGACCAAGCACTATCAGTAGGCTTTTTGTAACGGACGCGCAGAGTATATCCATTCTTTCCGTTGCAGCTCGCATATTTAGCTGTTGCTGCCGCGCGAAAGTAGGTGCCGTTGGAATCGGCCGTGCCCGCACTGTTGCAGCGATATACGGATGCACCTGACACATATGGGGCAAAATAATCGATAACGGTAATCGACGCTGTTTTTGTCGTGGTGCGCCCACGGGAATCTGATACCTTCGCTGTGAAGGTAACCGTCCCGGCAGAGTTCAAAAATCCAGTTGTCATGCTTGTTCCTGTTGTACTGCTCCCGCCGCCGCTGATGCTATATGATTTTATTGTGCTACTGTAGCTACCAGCCGCGCCGCTGATCGTCGCCGTCGCTTTGCTTTTGCCTTTTAAATAGATACCCCATGATGCCGGAACTGCCCCATCCACACGGCTGACGCCGAAATTAAAGGAGGGCACCACAGATGCTGGTACCGTGATAGTAAAGGTTTTGGATACTGCGCTACCGATATTGGCAGATCCGTTCTTTGTTTGCACTTTTACTGTCGCTGTCCCGCTCGTGGAATTTGGAATTGCATTAATCCAGTTCATGGGAATCGAGAAGGAAGCGCTCGTTCCAATCCCTGTTTGCTTATAGGAGTAACCTCCCATAGACCAAGTTACTTCGTGCGTGAAGGAACTGCTTGCCCTGGAAATGTTCACGGTGGCAGTTCCACCCGCCGCTACAGATGAAGTGACGGAGGCAATCGAGGAAGCGCGAGGGATAGACACAAGCGACCATGATTTTGAAATGCTTCCCCCGGAGCATCCGCCTGCCGGCGCCATAGTAAAACTGCCGGAGATTGCAACCGTTTTACTGCCGTCACTGTTATGGGCGATATCCCCTGTCCATGTTGCAAGCGTGACAACCTTTCCATTTCGCATATCGATTGCGAGGTTCCTATTTACTCGCTGCACACCGTTTACACTAAGTTTTGCGTTATTTTTAGAGGCTGTCAGGCTATATGCCCCGCTTGAGGATCCATCCGGCCTGTAACAGGTAAGCGTCACTGTAACATTTGACGTATTGGCGGCAACGTTCCTTTTATGTTGTGTGCATTGCAACCTTAGTGTATATTTTGAACCGTATGTACCGGAGCATGTCGTAGTCCAAGTTTCTGCTGCGGCCATTATCCCGCCCTCCATTTCAGCCCTAATCCCGTAGGCGCCGTAATAAACTCAAAGTATCCCCCGTTCGCCGCGTTGCCTATGGCCAGTCTGTCCATAATTTCTGCTTGGCTGATATACAGCTTGTTGTATTGGATATATGCTACCTCCACGCCGTTTGCCAAGAAGGACATCTTTTCGTTCGTAATGCGCACCGCATATGGTAATGTTTCATCGTTTTCTGTTTTACCGATCTCAATGCCAACTTCGGAAAAACGGATATAGGTTGACATGCTGTATTTGTACTCATCCAACCTATCCTGCGCATTCTGGTCAACCGTCTGCACCTCTGCTTTGGTGGCAAAGTTAATTTGAATATCCGTTGCCGTCTGCGTCAGTGTACTTACAACATATTCCAGCAGAGTTTTTGTTACTTCCTGTGTGACAGTATTCCCATCCTCATCCACTATGGTTTCCTCATAGGTGTAGGTGGTCGCCGCGGTCAACCGTTCGGCGAGGGATTGTAACATTTGATCTGTCTGTGCAAACTGCGTATTGTAATCCAGCGCGATTTCCACCGCGTTCGAGATGATTTCGGCCCGCAATTTTTCAAAATACTCCCGCTGCGTCTGTGTGAGTTCCACAATTTTCGCAGCTGCGTTGGCCCCATCCTCAAACTGAACGCGAGTGGACGGCGTGAAGTTATCCGTATCAAGGTTATTCAGCACATATTGCAGTTGCTCGTTCATCTGGTAGATATAGTTGATCATCTGCCTCTGTTCCATCGATAACTGCCCGGTTGCAGCCGGGATAGTAAGGTTATATAACGCCATCAAATTTCACTCCCTTGCTCGGTGATTTTAGAGATGGAATACAACTTAAAATCCCCCACGCCGGAAAATCGCAGGCGCAGATGCCCGCACCTTCGTACCGTGAAGGGGAGTGTAAAAATTCTGTTTGCCGCCGCCCGCAGGGATGCAACCGTTTTCCATCCACTGCTAGAATCATACTGGATTGCCACCTTGAACTGCGCTCCTTGGGTTATCGATAACCTCAACTGAATTTTGGAGATATATTTAAAATCCGGCGTATCAATGCCAATATCTCCGGTCTCTGCATACCATGCAACCGGGCTCTCCAGCTTATTCGGATTATGCTCTGCGTTATCCAGAACAGAGGTTGTCCCGTTAACGGTGCATAAACGGTTATTTCCGTCCACAAAATATAACTCCTCCGCATAGCGTGCAAACCATTTGACCTGCGTGCCGTCCTCCCGATGCCACATGCCTTTGCCTGTATCGAGCGCAAAAAGGCTGTATTTACCGCTTGCATCACACATGGAGATGTAATATTTATCCCCGATTGCCCCGGCCACAGCACCCGAATAGCGCACACTTCCGAGCGCCTGAGAAACGCTTACTGGCATCCCTCCGTCATAGGCGCACACACTGTCGCGGGATTTGTAGTAGAGCACCTCATTGACCGCCACCAGGCTTTTTTCGCTGCCCTGCTGCACGCCTCTGCATTGCACGTCCTTTACTTGAAAATTTGAAGGAACGGAGCCGTAGATCTTGTGAATTATGTCCTCTTTGAAGAACAACACATACCCCAGATGCGAGCATGCACCTGTAAAAAAACCGTCCGTGCCGATGGTAGCAGCGTAGCTGTCCGAGCCAACGCCCATATAGCAACGCCAGTTGGTAGGATCGCCCAGCTTGCAGGCATAGATTTCGTGCCCGTCCTGCGAGCATCCCCACACACGGTTCTCACATTCAGTCACAAACGTCATATCCGGTATCTTTCGTTCCAGCGTCACAGCCCCATCCGCTGGCTTTTGTAGAGTTGTTTCGTCTATAATCCCTGTCACTGTGATGGAATCATCTGTACGCTCCCATATCACCATATCCGTGTTAAACTGCGTGTCTTTGCATCCGCTGAGGGTTACGCCATCATATTGCTTGAAATTTTTTCCGATACCAGTGGAAGTAATTTTCACATATGTGGTTGGAACCTGTACCCACATGCCGGATTGCGTGGAGAATTGTTTGAGTACGTGCGGCTTATCCGAGGTATCAATCCAGTAATCCTTGTTCTTTGGCTCATCCGGCGGTTCCGTTCCTGAAGCCACGTTTCCCAGCGTTTCGCCGTCACGGCGCGTCAGCGTGAAGGAAACATCCGTCACGGTCGTGAATTTTGCCCCAAGGGAGCCAAACTCACCAGTCGATGTATTGTAATACTTTTTATCAGGGAAAATGAGGATATATGCCCCCATCGAAACAATCTGTTTATCGTGCGTGTTAACTTGCCCTACATCCAGACCTTTGTAATAAAAGCGATCGCCATCCACCCAGCAAAGATTGTTTTTGCACACCAGCGCATGCGGCTCTTGGAAAGTCTGGATGATCCCCCGCCGACCGCGCGGGGAAAGTGTGGGGTAGGCCGCCGCCGTCAGGTTCTGCATGTCGTAAAACTCCGCGGCGTTCAGGCTCTGCGTGTGGTTGTAGCCCTGGAATTCCGTCAGCATATCTCGGGTTGCGGCAATATCTCCTATCTGTGGGTAAAGCATTGTATCCCCCCTATATCGTTCCGATGCTGTTTCGCTGTAGCGGTAGATGCGTCCTGTTGTACCAGTCAGTAAAAGTTTGGTACGATGCATTAAAAACAATTGAACTGTTGTTGTATCTGGCTGTTTCCGCATTGTGCAAGTCAATTTGGCAAGCTAAATAATGCACATAAAGCTCGCTGTAAGGCTCCGGTGCGATCAACTGCACGCCCTGGCCAAGCTGCTCCTCGCTGTATCCGCCAAACTGCCGTTCCCCGCCGCCCTCGTGCGTATCAATCACCTCGCGCTGGATCGTGCCGTCGATCCGCGACAGCCAGCGCACCTTGATATCCTCCGGGTAGGCGTTCGGCTTTAGTGCGTCAATCTCTTTGATTGCTTCATCTATGGTCAATTAGGACACCTCCTGATTAAAAAAAGGGGAGACGAAAACCCGCCTCCCCCTCACCGGCGCCAATTTAGCCGGCATTGGCTTCTATGAATGCATCCGCAATTTCCGCCTGTTCCTCGCTGTGCTGGATGATTTCAGCCACCGGCCTCGGCACCTCCACAAACTTTCCGCGCTGGATTAAGTACCTCCGGCCGTTCAGCCCGACGAACAGCGAATCATTCCACTTATCTACCGGATCCTTCGGGATTTTGATGGTCACCATTTCCTGCATGGGATCCTTAATTTCCGGCTCCTGCGTCTCCTGTACATCTTCGGCCTGCGTAACCGCTTCGGGCTCCTGCGTCTCCTGTACATCTTCGGCCTGCGTAACCGCTTCGGGCTCCTGTGCCTGTGTTGCTGCCTTTGCCATGCGTATCCCTCCTTAGTTTGCTTCTGCTTCCTTGCTGTAGGAGGAGCAGGATTCAATGCGCACCATGTACTCCTCCACCAGCCGTTTTGCCGTTTTAATACCCTTCCAGCCCACCGAGCTGCGCTGGTTGAGAGGGTCGGCGCCATAACCAAGCTGCTTGACAATGTGCTGCAATCCGCCGCCCTCAATCTCTGTCACGCCATAGGCGTCTGCGCCAAGCACCAACGTTGCGAACACCGCCAGTCCGCTTGGGCATCCGTCTCCCGTCCAGATTTTTGCCTCCGTGGTCTCTACAAAGCGGACGCCGCCAAGCTTCCCGATCTCTCCGTTGAAAATTTTATCTGCGTTGCTGTATTTGTTGATGTCTACCCATGCTTCCCCGGCGCCCATCATGATATCGTAGGCGACAAACGGATGCACAATTGCAACATAGCTTCCGTCGATCTTCTGCGCGTTCATGCTTTTCAGAAGCGCTGCCGCACGGAAAATCAGGTCAACTGTCACTTTGCAGGTGGCGTCCAGCGTCGCGCGGGTGGTCACGGGCGTCCCGTCTCCCTTCGGCGCATACATCACGTTCGTGCCGCCGCAGAGTTCGTTGCGTACAACCGTGTCCATTGTCGCGCCAGCCTGTGCGGCCAGCTTTTTGGTTGCTTCTACGACCGTGTTATCAATCGCAGTCAGCTGTAAAATATCCGACTGTTCGATGTAATCACCATATTGGCTAACCGTTGCAGTCATCGCAGAAACGTTAAGCTTGTTGCCTGCGGGCGTTACTCCTTCCGTGATTGGCGTCAGAGCCTTGGGCAAGGCTGAAAACTTCCGAAATTCGATGGTTTTACCCCCATTTTTCGGAATCGGCCGTTTCTGGCCGAACTGGTCATGCACCAGTGCAGGCTCCGCCAGTGTAATCAGCGTTTTATCATAAAAGGTTTTCATTTCCGGCGACAGGTCGTTGCCGGATCCGTTAAGTAACGTCGTTTGCGTGGCGAACAGCTGCAAATCCAACTGTGTTTGCGCCACCGCCACACCCTTAGCAAAGAGCTGTAGATCCAATTTGAACTTGGTTTTCATATGTTTCTTCCTCCTGTGTGTTTGGCGCGGAGGAAGATCAGAAGGATATCTTTTCTCCCTTCTCCACGCGCCTTAAAATTTCATAAATATCGTCTTTTTGGAGCTTGTTGACGTCCGTCACTTGCCGAGACGCACCCTGCGCACCCGCCCCGTTCTCTGTCGGACGTTTCGCGCGGGATTGGACGCTGTTTGTTACCTTCTCCGCCGCCTTCTGCGCAGCGTATTGCATTGCGCCGCCGAGGATATCATCCTTGTGGACTACCTCATACGCTGTGCGCACGGCCACGCCGCTCTGTAGCAGGTCTGTAAAGGTCTTGTTGCGGGATTCCGCCTCGAAGTCAAAAGAGGGGTAGATCTGTTTGGCTTCTTCTGCCTCTCTCAGCCAACCTGCATAAACCTGGTTGGCGTGCTCTACCCGCTCGCGTTCCTCCTGGGCACGGCGAAACGCATCGTTCTCCCGCTCGAGCTTTTTCATCTCCTTCATTTGCTCAACGGTCAGGCCACGGCGCTCCGCTTCCGCCTCGTAGTAGGCGTCATCCTCCTCCACGGCGCGTGACAGCGCATCCATATCGGAGGCATCCACCCCATAGCGTCCAGAGAGCAGCTGCAATACAGGCTGTAGCTTCCCAAGCTGCTCCTGCATTGTTTTGAAGTCCCGGAACCGTCCGTCAATAATGCCCTGCACCCGCGTATCAAACGCATCCTTATAATCGCCCTTGATCATCCGCTCGAATTCAGCGGATTTATCTGTGGGCTTTTCCTCTTTGGCAGCGGCGTCCTGCCCCTCCTCTGACCCATTCCCATTGTCCTCCGGCGAACCAGTATCCGGTTCTGCGCGCTTGCCATACTGTACGTGGGAAAGGTCGCTTTTCCGCCCGTGTTTTGCCTGTCCGGCGTCGGCAGGCTGTGCCTCATGGTCTCCGCCCGCAGCCGCTGTGCCTGCGTCTCCGGCATCTCCGTCGAATAACTGTAAGTTCAGCGGCCATTTTGTGTATTGCATGTTGTTCCCTCCATCGTCTTTTCCGAAGTGTCAGGCTTTCGCCTATGCCTTTATTGTAAAAAGGATTAAAAAATTTCGCCCCCCACTTTTGCCGTGAAAAGCGAAAGATTTTAAAAAATTTTTTAAGTCTGAAAGCCGCTTTCATCCAGACGGACGTAATCCGGGTAATTGTCAGCCAGCAAACGGTATCCGTTCAGAATGGTTTGAAATTCCCGGGCAATCTCGCTTTCCCATTTGGAGGCAGGCTCCGCTATCACTTCGGCCTTTCCTCCTCCCATCGTAACCTGCAAATCCAGCAGTTTCCCCGCTTCCTGATCCAAACCTGCGCTGTATGCCAGCGTGGCGCACAGTATGGAGAGGGAGGCGCACACAATATCTGCGCCCTTCGGCCCATACCCAGCGTGGCCTGCGGAGGAAAAGCAAAATTTTTTGCTTCCGTTCCTCTCCTGGAGATGAAATGAAACGTTCGTCATGGCTTGCCTCCTCACTGCGGGTTTGCTGCCTGCGCTGTGCGCTGTCGTGCCTGGTTGGTCACGCCGCTCTCAGGCAATTCCCCGCCCAGCGCGTTCACCTGTATCTGCCCATCTCCGGCATCTCCTGTGGCTGGCTGCCCTTGCATCCCCATTTGCTCCGCTGCAATGCCTTCTGTGATCGTGGTGCCGTTTTGAGCGTCGATAATCTGCGCCATTTGCAACATCTGCGCCTGCAACTGCTGCACCATTTGTAACAGCGTCTGGTTTTGCGATACCTTCTGTACCACCTTATCCTTGCCCTCGAAATCCATCATATCAAGGCATATCAGCGCCTGATCGGCGATTTCTGGGTTAAACATCCCCGCACCGTACAGTTCCTTTGCCAGCTCGTTTTGCGATATCTTGCTGAACGGGCTCTTTTTCTGCGCCGCAACCCGGATATCGAATACAGGCACCCGCTCCCCGAGGTCGATCCCAAAATCCTGCCCCTGCACCTGCGGACGTATCGCAGTGTTATCGAATACTTCAAATTGCTGCTCTCCGCCCTCCCCAGTAATGCGGAATGTGCGTGGCTCATCATAAAACTGCCGTATCAGTTCCAGCACCAGATAGCACTCCTGCGCAAATGCCCGGTACGCGCTCTTAATCATATCACGGGAAAGCTTGCTCCCAGCTTCCTGTAATGCGGCTATTGCAGATGCTGCTGTCACACCAGACGTCGTTCCCCCCTGCGAAAAATCCCGGTTCCCGCTCGTCTCTTTGAGTTCATCGATTTTGTTGTTGAGGATTTCCACGCAGATCGACGGCAGCGGGGAAACTGTGATTTCCCGGATGCTGTCATCTCCCAAATTGCCGCCCGTATGTACAAAGTCTTTGCTGAGATCCGCGTATTCTTTTTCATTCACGCCCCCATCAATCCGGATAAAATACCGTTTGCGCGCCGCCTGCAAGGCGTTTTCAATGACCACCTGCCCCATCTTGTCAATATACATCTGTGTGTCCTTCATGACATCGATGTATCCAAACCCGCAGGGTGTTCCCTCTACCTCAAACAGGGTGTCAAATACAAACGGATATTTCCCGTGGTCATAAAATCCCCGCACAGCATATTCCGGATCATTTTCCGATGCATACAGCACCGTATCATTCACAAATTTGCAGTAGTGCAGCACATCCCGCGTGCCGTCATATAGCTTATAGTACCAATCGATCACGGCAGACTTGCCAGAGGTGTCGATACTGTCATCATATACATATTTGCTCACCTGCACGCTGGGCTGGCTTGCATCCAGGTGAATGAAGGGGTATTGCTGCATAAGCAGGTCGTTGTCCATCAGCTCCACATGGAAAAGATTACGGGATTTCTGGATATCCGTAACCCCCGGCTCCCAGAAGAGATTCAGGATATCCACCTTGCGCACATCAATATCCCCCAATCCCCCCGCCTTGCGCTGATCCCAAAACACTCCTTTTACGCCCGTCCCGGTTTTTAGCTTGTACCACCATGCGTCGGAATAAACCTGCTCATATTGATTCTGCTCCAGCACCACTGGCAGGATGGCCGAAAGATGCTTTGCCGCCTGCTCGTCATCCTGTGCGCGGGGCAGCACGCTGGGCTCCGGGTAATTGTCCATCGCGTCCGCGTGCTTATTTGCAACCGAATTAAACAGCCATGCAGATGTGGGCTCCGGCCGCGCCTTGTCGCTGTCCTGCGCCCCCTTAATCAGTTCCCAGTGACGCATCTTCCACCACTGCTCGTTGGCAATGATCCTGGCTTCTAAATTAGCTTTTCCGTCCTTGTATTTTTTTAGCGTCACAGCCGCCTGCCGCACCTGCTCCTGCCCAATGCGGCCCATAGCGCCTGCGGGCAGCTCCGTTTCCCCCGGCGATGTCACCGCATCGGGATACAAATCATCCGCAGCAGCCTCCTCCATACTGTGCAGCGGCTCTTCCCGCCCGCTCGCCCGCGGTTTTGGCTCCGAATTGTCCTTTTTCCTTGGCATTCTGTCTCCTCCTTGTACTATATCCTGTAAAACTTATATTTGTCCGGATGAGCCTGGGCGTACAGGTCTAGCGGATCGTCGCTCAGTTTGCGCATATCCACATTCGGTCGGGGAGAGAGCGGGTGCTCCATCATCACATACCGGCACATATCGTAGATATGATCCTCCTGATCCGTGTTGATATCCTCCACCTTGCTCTCATCGTAAACCAGCGTGGGGATGGTGCGGATGAAATGCTTGCAGGTGTTAAACACTTGGAACATCGGCAGGCCATCGCTGTCAAAGGTCAGCCGGTAATGGAATTGCATCTTCCCTGCCAATCGCGTGTTGTCACCGCCCTGCCAGTAAATAAAATTGGGCGGCCGCTGCATCATGCGCGCCACGCTCTCCCCACGGCTTTCGTCGAAAATCGATGGGTCAGCAATCCCCGCAATTTGCTTGCCCTTAAGCATGGGATCCTCCGCCTCCATTTGACGGATGCCTGCCGCAATCTCTATCGGATTAAGCTTTACGCCGGTGTTCGGCGTGCCGTTGCATCCGTAATACTCCTTGATATGGTAAATACGACCGTCCTCGTCCACTGCAAACCAGCCCACGGCGAAAGGCTTTGCGTAGCCAAAATCAAATCCCCGGTAGATGCGCCAATGCCTGGGGATGGGGAATGGGTCAATCACATGCGTCCAGCGCTGATCGTCATAATGCTGTGGGTCGTTTCGCCACTCACGGAAAACCTGCCCATCGAAGCTATCCCACGATCCGTATAGCAGCGCATTGCGTTCGGCTTCTGGCAGCATGGCTAAATTGGCGAGGTAATTGGGATCATTGCGCAGTAGCGCCTGATTATCAAACACGGTGCTCGGCACAAAAATGCGCCTGCGGCTGAGCTGGATCAGTTTTCCAGACGGATCCGGCACCTCGTAAGCATCCACAACTGGCGTCAGCGGCGGCGCAACGGTGATGAATCGATCCTTTACCCATCCATGTCCAATGCCGCCCGGGTTGGTACTTGCCCGCATATAGACCCGCGTCCCCGGCCCGCTCGGCCGGTTGCGGGAAAACATATAACTGTATTCATCCCATGTGAAGTGTGTCAACTCGTCGAACGCGATAAAGTCATACCGTTTGCCCTGATAATTAATCCGATCTTTGGTATATTGCATAGATCCGAAATAGATTTTTGCCCCGCTGGGAAATGTCCAGCAATGCTCCGTCTGATTGTACCGCGCGCGGGGGAAGGCAGCGCTATAGATTGCCCTGCTACGGTCAATCAGCTCCGATAACTGCGGGTAGGTCTTGCGGAATATAATTGCCCGGTAATGCGGAATATGCACTTGGCGTAGCGCTTCCGCCAGTAGGGCGTCACTCTTCCCGCCGCCAGCCGCGCCGCCATATAGGCATTCGTACTCCGATCGGGCCATGAAGGCCGCCTGTTTCGGCTGCGGCTGCCAAACGATATTAGCCATCCGCATCGCCCTCCACCGGCGCCAGCAGCACCACGCCTGTTTCGTCACCATCCGTCTTGCCTATTGCTGCTTTTTCTTGATCAAGCCTCAGGCGGGAGGCGGCATTGTCCATTGCAGCCTGTTCCTGCATCGTTGGCAAATCATAGATGTTACGCAGTACGGCCGAAAGGTCTTTGAGCGTGGCTGTGATGTCCTTAATTGCTTTCGTATCAATCTTGTTGTATACTCGCTCCACAGTATCAAAACTCTTGCCAACGCCCACTTGCACTAAATGACGATGGAACTGCTCTGGATCATCAAATATTTCGGCTACGACATCCGCCATATTGTCCGCCGCCGTGCGTATTTTGGCCAATTTATTTGCTTCTTTATTGGCCATTTTTTCCACTGTTTTTGCTACCACCTTGTTTTTGTACCGTTCGCGGGCCTCTACCCACTGCTCTTTGATCGCAATTCGAGTGAGTGTAGACATCGGGATATTGTGTTTTTTAGCCAGTTTACGGTAACTGGTGTCGGTTGTGATATATTCGGTTTTGATTTGTTTCCAGTCCCGATCTTCCACCGTTCCAACCCCTTCCCCGCTCGCAAATACTGTTTCTTGTTTAATTATAAAGAAAGTGGGAGGATATTTCCCCCCACTTTGAAACTCAATTGTATTTTTGAGCGGCAGTTCGATAAAAAGGGCAGTCTGGATGAACTTGGAAACAACGCTTCTTTTGCCAATCCAGTTTCTCTGCCTGCGTTTTAAATTTTGCCGCGAACTCCGTCTGCTCATCCTCACCCTCGCAGGTGATGGAGAGCAAAGATTCTCGGATATAGAACGGACACTTCGCCGCAACCTCACCTTTGCAAGAGTATTTACTCAATCCCGCTCGCCTCCTGATGTGGTTTTCTAATTCCTTCTATTCTCTCTTTTAGCCGATCTATCTTCCGCTCGATTTCATGTTCCGTGCACCCATACCCATAAAGCAATTCCATTTGCCAAAGCATGATTTGCACATCTGCGATCTCCTCTTGGATATTTTCCAGAACCTTCTGGCCCTTTGATGTTAATTTCTCTTCCAGCGGCAAGCGCCGGAATTTAAGCAAGGCCTTGATTAGTTCACTGCACTCCTCAACGCACATATCCGTCTGTGCCTCTCGGCCATATGTATTAATAGCGTCGCAGATCACATCGCAATATTCTTTGGATGTTGTCATTTGTTACACTCCTTTATTTTTTGGTGGGATTCTGCGGGCGGAATTGTGATGCCATAGTATTCCCAGCCCTCGCGCGCTCGCTCATAAACGCCTGCTCGCTGCAAACAGCGATATTTGCATATAGGGCAGTAGCCGGGAGAGATCGGGCAATGTTTGACACCTGCAACCGACTTGACTACGATGAAGCGCAATCTGCACAGAATATTTGCGTGAATATGACTGGTGCAAATTATTTGGAGGGCGAGCTTGCCGGGGTCAAGCTTGATCATGGTTGTTCACTCCTTCGGACGGAATTTTAGGTTTTATGTAGGTTTCAAAAATTTTTACAATCCGCTTTGCACCGGCAGGATAATCCTTTTCGATACATTCCCAGGCTTCATAATGGCCTATATCAACATTACGTTTTTTTGCGAATTCCTTAATATAATCTTCAATTTCCGCATCCGTTTCACAATCCGATAGTTCGATTTCCAATAGCTCTTCCCATCCATCTTCCAAGCAGGAGCTGTAATCCATATTCCAGTAGATATATTCCACTATATTTTTTACCGTAGCTTTTATATTGATCTCTGATTCCCGGGACAATTTCGATAAAAGGTACCCCGGCTCAAATCTCCGGCACAATCCAAAAAATGATTCTTTCCCCGGCGTTGGAACCCACTGGTAAGAATAATTTCCACAGTCAGACATGATCTGTAAGCGATAATTGATTGTGTCAAATTCAAAATCTGCCCATAGGCAGGTGCCATAATTAGAATCTCCCTTTTCCTGCTGATAGGAAATTCGCGTAATGCATGGATGATAAATGTTTACTTTTGGCATCTCTATTCTTTCTCCCTTCCAAACAATTCTGCAATTCCCTTAAAAATCGGATAGAACTGCGCTGGAACTACCGCATTTCCTAAGCATCTAAGTCTGTCCACCCTGTGGGGAATCCCATGAGCCACTCTACCCACGTTGGGTTCAATTGGCCACCAATCTGATCTTTCAGGTTTTTGCTCCTCTTCGGGTCGAAAAAACGCTCCTGATGTCCGGTTCTGAAATCCCGTGCCTGCGGGGTTGGAAACATCGCTGCTACCGCATCCAGCCTCGCATAGCTTTGTTTTCCGCTTTTTCCCATATGCCGGACCGTCCCGTTTTTCGTTATATGCGGATTGATTGCTGTTCTTCCGCAGTCCGATGCGCTCGGCGTCGGCCACATCTGAACCGCCTGAATCAGTTTCATTGCGTGTTTTGTCCCTGTATATTCTTTTCCTTTCAGATCCCCGCACGCTACGTCGAATTGCGTTATTGTAGGAAATAATTGCGACCCTGTCTCTGCGGTGCGGGGCATCGACACCGCAAGCTGGAATAACAAACGTCCTTGTTTCGTAGCCTTGGGCCTCCAAGTCAGATAGCACCTGGTCGAGCGCCATATTGATGATTCCAGCAACGTTTTCTCCAACAACCCAAGCAGGCCGCAGCTCTTTGATAACTCTAAGCATTTCCGGCCAGAGGTAACGGTCATCCTCCGTGCCTCTTCGCTTCCCGGCAACGGAGAACGGTTGACAGGGGAACCCTCCTGAAAGAACGTCAACTGTTCGCAGCCCTGTTCGGTCATAAAAATCACCCCCACTCAGTGTGCATATATCCCGCCACTTGGGCACGTCCGGCCAATGTCGGCACAGCACCTGATACGGATAGTCCGCAAATTCGCATTGTCCAACCGTGCGGAATCCGGCCCGCTCGGCTGCCAGATCAAGCCCTCCGATCCCGGAGAAGAGGGATAGATGCGTCAAGTGTTTCATACATCACCTATCTCTATCTGCTCATCCAGATTTTTATCATTCATCCACCAGTTCCAAACGTCATCTGCGGTTTTCCATGTGGCGTTGTCTTTCAGCCTGGGCTTATGCCGTTCTAACATTTTCGCGAAAGCGTGTTTGTACATCATTTCATATTTGGGAAACTGTTGAAATTCGAAATATCGCCTATCCCCTGCCATTGGGCAGCCGATGCAGCCAACGCGGGAAAATCCGCATTGATATAACGGGTTGGTGTCGATACGCTCCGCGTGGATGTAGCCCCATAAAACATGATTGGGCCAATCGATGATGGGGTTACATGTGGTTTTTCGCTGCTTCATGCAGCTTTCCATCCATTGACGGCGAGCGTCATTGTCGTTGTTTAGATATAGCTCGTCGCTAAGATAAATCTGTTCGTATTCTTCTCGAGGCATTATAGAGACGCGGCATTTTTTTGCGCCAATCACTTCAAATTCTCCGCGATTACTACGGGCGTTGCTTTCGTCCCACCGCACGCCGGTTATGATGGCGCGATGGTCTCCCGCCGTTTCTTTAAGCACTGCGCAGCAATATCGCACAATCCTTGTCGGCGGCATAAAATTTTCTTCGATCAGACGCCACATTGAGGTCCTTTTCCCTTGATAGACTGGATAAATCATTTCACAGTGGATTCCTTTGAGTTCCAACGCTTTAAATTTGGCTTTGACGTGTTGGATCGTTTGTGGCGCGTCGGCTGTCGTGAGGGAGTGGCATACTTCAAACGGTATTCCCGCTCTCTGTGCCAATTCTAAGCATACGTCGCTGTCTTTCCCGCCGCTGTAGGTGAGCAGCAACGGCTTTTGATAATGCGCAAGGCTCACTTGTGATCCAAGTTTCAGCCTTTCAATTGCTTTCTGTTCTAAATCCATTTTTGCCTCCATTTCGAATCCCGGGGCTTTCCGTCCGGGTGATCGGGCCGGACGCTGTTATTAAAATCTCAATTGATATTCAAAGTTCATCCAAATGGTTTCTGTCCGCTCGATATTCGAGCTATTTTTTGTTTCGGCATGGAGAGATACGTTCCAATAGCTTTAATCGCTGCATCCGCGCCATTACAAATCTCCGTTTTGTAGCCTTCCTCCTCCAGCATCTCCAGCCATTCCTTTTGCTCCGGGGTCGCCCTACCTCCTTTTGTGCGTTTCATCTCGATATACAGGCCGTGATATTCTCCGTGTGCCGACGGCAAGCAGAGATCCGGCACGCCGCTTTTCAAGCCTTCCGCGCGCAACCGCCCACCGGTGGCCATACTCCGCCGGCCCTCATTCGGCACATGGTAGAGTAGCCGCAGCTCCGGCCACTTCCCGCTCGCCGCTTCTGCCCATTCCATCACAGCCTGTTGCTCTTCGCTTTCGGTCGGGATGGGCAGGGTAGGTTTCTTTTGTGGTGCGCTTTTCTGAGTAGGATGCTTTTGGGGATGGAGCATAGCTTGGTATTCAGCGGCGCTCATGCGCCCAAAATGGGAGGAGGGTAACTCTCCAATTTCTTCGGAGGGTTCATGCTGCCCGCTCTCAATGTTTTGGAGATAAGCGCAGTATTCGGCTGTGGTCATGTGGTCAAAGATGGTCATTGCGTCACTCTGCCTATTTCAATGCCGCGCTTTTTCAGTTCTTCCGCCACACTGCCTTGACTTCGGGTGAGCAATGTGCCATCGCATCTGCCCAGGTCGGGCAACATCCATGCGCATCGTAAAATTTGTACTGATAGTAGAGACTATCGCGGTTATGCGGTTGCTGCGGGTCGTGGACAACGGCGCATTCCGGGCAGGTGTCGGGAGGGGACTTTAGAAGATTTATGCCGTACTTATCATTCAGGTATCCCATGTTTTTTCATCCTCTCATCATAATATCTTTTATTGTGCCAGACTGTGGCAAGCAATTCCCTCAGTTCAAACGGCTCGTGGCAGTATGGGCATGAAGGAATCATCGTGTTTTCTCCCCGGCCCATTCTCCATTCCAATTCTTTTAATACGCGGCGGCGGGGATGGTAGTTCCTGAGTTCCTCCTCCTGCTGTCGCGCTATATCTAATTGGCTGTTAATATGTTCAAAATGACTTGCCAGTTTATATAGCGCTTCAAACGGATCCATCACAGCGCCGCAATCCATGCACAGTACGAGGTGATTTGCGACATCAATCTCATAATGCGGGTTTTGGCATTGACATAGTTTTTCTCTACCGCGTTCGATGCGGATTGCGTCAATGTGTTTTATTTGGTTGGGTATTCCGCTCATTGATTTCTCCTTTCCGACGCCAGCCGTACCATCCTGTAAAACTGGTAAGGCTCCCCGGTCAGCGGGCATATCCCGCTCTCGACGCTATCCGGGTCTATGTAGTATCCCTTGATTGGCTTTGGCTCTTCCCGCCACGTCCTCGCCTCCCTGACCTCTGTTTTCGGGGGAGGGCGGCGCAGGTTTTTGCTGCTGCTCCACCTCTTCCCCTTGATTTCCTCTCCTGTCAGAGGAGATGTATGCAACTGGTTGACGTAGTAATATGCAAGCCGCCAGTAGTTGCCCGTATCATCCAAGGGCGACACGATCACTCGGCCATGCGGCCACATGGATTGTAAATCCCGATAATCCAGCCCGCTGATGACAAAGTGATGATGGATTGCGCCTCGTCCCCCGTAGGCGGTCACCGCCACATACCTCAGTTCATCTCCACGGCGGCGAAAATATTCTCGGAGTTTGCGCAAAAACTTCTCTCGATCTTTCTTTGCCTGTTCTGGCGTGGGGCGTTCCGCTTTGCGATAGGTTCCTATAATGCTCAGATCGCCCAGGCCGAAATTCTCATTGAGGATCCGGGTCAGCTCCCTTTCTGCGAGCTTTTTATTGTATGCTGCCATTGCTTCCGGGGTAGGGCTGTGCCGCTGCTGCCGCGCGCCCCTTGGATGCTTTCGGATGGCAAGCTTTTGCACTTCAACCGTCCTTCCGGCCCGGTAGGTTTTCTGTAGGTACATGGCGAGCTCCGTCCCTTCTTTCTGTCGTGCTCACGTCGGAGTGTTAATACTGTGAGCAAGCCGCATTGGCGCCCGCAGGCGCCAGAAAAAAATTGACTTCCCGCCACAAAAATGCTATACTTTATATGTAAGGTTTGGGCGGGAAGCCCTGCTGGTTTATGAGGTCTGATCTCAGTGGCTGCTGAGATCAGACCATTTTTTATGCCTCTCGGATAATGGTGAAGAAGTCCTCCGCCAGTGTAATTACCGTTTGAATAGCCCATCCCTCTTCCCAAGCTTTCTCAAATCGCTTGGGGTCGTTGCAAAATGTGCCAAACAGCGGATCTTGCTCAACCGCATAAAAGGCCTCCTTAATTTTTGCTTCGTCGGCCTCCGGCCAATCCCACAGCGCATATGTACCATCCGGGCGCTTTTTCACAATGAGCTCTTGCTCGTTTAGCGCCCGATATATGTTTCTATACAGCTCTGCTTCCGCCACACAAAGCTCTTTCTGCCGCCTGGCCAGTTCCTCCGCTGATAGCTTCGGGTCTTTTACAATGACCCGATACAGCTCGTCCATTTGTTCTTCCGGCATGGTTATGCCCCCTTCTGTATTTTCTCCCCGGTATACGGGTCGCGGCCCTGCCTGGACAGCTCATCCCCTATTTTCCTGCGCATGTGGTCAATCCACTCGCTTTCGATCCATTCCCACACAATCAGCAGGTTCTCCGACCGCTCAAGCAGTTCGTCGTATTGGTATACGCCCGGCATGCCGCTTACCGCCCGGCATCCTTTCACTGCCAGATATTCCGGCGATCGGATGCCATAGTCCGAATCACCCTCGTTCGGGCCGTGCTCAAGCAGGGCCAGCGCCCCGCCTCCAAACGACCAGATCACACGCATCATTCAGCCTCCCTGTCGTCTAATGCTGCGTCCAGCACCTTGCGCTTGTCCATCAGGCATGCGCGGTATTTGCAGTGCCCAACACTTGCCGTGGTATCGTGGTATTTGCACCCCTCATAGCAGTGCGCCATGCAGATAGCGTCCTGCACCCTCGGGCAGTGCACCCATACCTGAGCGCCGGCGGGGATCCCGCCGCATACCGGGCAGGTCATGACGATACTCCTTGTTCGATTGGTTCCAATATCCCGCACTCCTGCACCCGGTGGAACTGGTTGGCAAACGGCAGCAACGCATTCCGCGCCTTGATGTACTCTGGATCATCACAGTCCAGCGCGCACAAATGGTACGCAAGCTGCCGCGCTATACGGACGTCCACTTTAACGCCCAGACTCCCGCACCATAGCGGCCAACAGGCGTAATCGATGTTAGCTCCGCGCAGGTCGGCTTTGCGCAGGTCGGCTCCGCACAGATTGGCTCCGCACAGGTCAGCTTCGCACAGATTGGCTCCACGCAGATTGGCTCTGTGCAGGTTGGCTTCGCACAGATTGGCTCCGCACAGGTCAGCTTCGCGCAGATTGGCTCCGTACAGGTTGGCTCCGCGCAGGTAGGCTCCGCGCAGGTAGGCTCCGCGCAGATTGGCTCCGTACAGGTTGGCTCCGCGCAGTTCGGCTCCGCGCAGTTCGGCTCCGCGCAGATTGGCTCTCTGCAAGTTGGCTTCGCACAGATTGGCTCCGTTCAGGTCGGCTTTGCGCAGGTCGGCTCCGCGCAGATTGGCTCCGCACAGGTCAGCTTCGCACAGATTGGCTCTGTGCAGGTCGGCTCCGCACAGATTGGCTCCGCACAGGTCAGCTTCGCACAGATTGGCTCTGTGCAGGTCGGCTCCGCACAGATTAAAATCTAATAAC